GGGCAGCAAGGCCTTTCGGAACAGGTCGGCCCATGCGGCCTTACCGTTGAGCTGGGTAGGCGATCCGTTCTGTGCATACGCAACATCGCTGTTCGCGCTTGACAGATCGACCACAATGCTGCCCGTCACCGAGCGCGTAATGTGTCCCACCGCATCAAGAGCAAACGTCTGCACCCAACGATGCGACACAATCGGGCAAGGATCGTAGACCGTCTGATTTCCAATGATGGTGAAGGTCACCATCGCGGCCTGCCGGCCCGTGATTTCCGACACCGTGAACGACATCAAAGGTCCGCGAAGCGCGTCCGGCCCGGTTTGCTCATACAACACTTCAGAGCCACCACCGGACGTAACGCTGATGCTCACGCCATCGACTCGACCAGGTTCCTTCAGGGCAAGCGTATTGAGGGTCGAATATGTCGAAGTGCCGTAGGAAACCAACGCGGTTCCCGAAATGGTGGTTTCAAAACGGATGACCGTAAAACCGTCCTCCGCGTAGATCGGCCTTTGATCCCACGAAGTGACGTTGGCGTATGGCAGGGTATACAAATCCTCCCCTACCGTGAACTGGACATAGGTGTTCCCGTTCGTTGACATTAGATTCCCTGCACGCCCATGAGGCGAAGATCCTGAAGGAACGGCTCATTCATTGCCGCATAGTCGATTGCCGGATCCGTGTTTCTCTTGATGGCACGAAGATCCTGCCCAATCTGATAGAAACTCTTGGATAGAGACATGGCAGAGGATGACAGCCACGCAGGAAGCCCAAGCTTCGATGAGCCGTTGCTAATCATCTCAAAGAACTTGCCGAGACTATCCGCATAACTAGCCAGATATTCAATCACCTTCGGAATGAAGCCCTTCACATAGTCCAAGATGTCCGCAACAAACTTGGTGATGGGCTTGAGGAACACCGCGCCGATACCGCCTGCTGCGGACTTCAGCTCCAACAACGAGCGATCAATTCGGCCGACTTCAAGCATCTGCCCGCCGATAGCACCGCCATACTGCATACCGAGTCGAAATTTAGTGTAGACCATCGCAATCTGATTCTGCATCTCGGCAATCTGAATACCGGGGCTGAAGTCATGCAGATCGTTGGCGACTTCCATAACGAAGCGATTCAACGCCATCAACGCTTCGCCCACCTTGCCGACCACCTTCGCAAGCGCGGCAAACGCGCCGACCACCGCCGTGAAGGCCACCGCTGCCGTTGACGCGACTTCAGCAAGCGCGCCTACTTCCGCAATTGCTTCGGTTGCGCCGCCGCCTTCGCCTTCGGCCATGTTGGCAATGCCGCTAATGCCTTCAGCCTTCGCGCTGCCCTGCTCGTTGATGTCAATGACAATGCGGCCGAGGTCTTGCATGGCTTATCCGTTCTCAAAGGCGCAGACAAAGGTTTCCGTACCGCGCATCCATCCGACCAAATCTTCCGCCGGCTCAACCTGACCGCCGTTGCGCCAGGTCAGCGGGATCGTCAGGATGCCGCCAAGATCGTTCCCGGTCAGCAGCGTGCGCAGACCGTCGATGAACGGCTCAATGCCATTCTCTCCGGCAATGCGCTGCGTGGCGCGGTTGGTGGGATCGAGCAGCCCACGCCACCATACGATGATGTCGATCTTCGCTTCCTGAAGGGCCACCCCACTCCTCCAATGCAGCGCGGTATCGCCGCCTGGGATGATCTGTACCGCGTACTGGCTGATCGTTTCGTCGTTTGGACGCTCCGACAGATACACGGCATTGCCGTATCCGGAGTCATACATCCACGCCTGCACCTGCCCAATCAGCACGTTCCATACCGTAGCGTTTCCGGGATGCGCCATTAGCCCACCGCCTTCTGATGCTCGAGGTTCATGCGAATGCGGAACGCAAGGTCAGCGTCACCCGTGGCAAGGCCGATGGCGTGTTGCGCCACTTCGCCCGCGCCGAACGCCATAGCGATGGCTCGAGCCTGCACGAGGCTCTGCCGCGCTTCGATCACGGGGATGTTCTGCGCTAGTCCCATTGCCGTTTCCGGGTCGAAATCGGTGGGAGGACGGCCGTACGTGGCGAGGAATACCGCCGCCTCCCGTGTCAGTTTCCCGCGTTCGTGACCGCCTTGCCGAGCCGCGCGAACACGGCAAACAGCACTTCGTCGGCGGCGTTTGCGGCCACTTCCGGAGTGCGCGACACGGCGCGGATGGACTCCGCGATGTCGGCCACGGTCGGCTGACTGCCCTGTCCGGATTGGTTGCGCTTCTGAACCGCCGCGACGAGCTCGTTCCATTGAACGATCAAGCTGCCGCTCGGGACGGCAATGCGGAACAGCATCGGGTCATTATCTTCGGTCAGGTCAATCACGTGTTGCCCTTCGTGTACAGGAGATTCGTGGTCGGGGTCGGGATGGCCCGGAACGTCACGCCCAGGCGGCGTTCCACGTTGCCGAAGTTGCTTTGATTCACCGCGTCCCCGATGAGGTAGCACGTTCCAAAGTTGAACGAATACTTGCCCGCCACGGTCGGCACGATGCTCACGCCGAACGATCCGCTGCCGTTGATGAGCAGCCGGCCAACCGTAGCGGTACCTTCTGCGCCGCGCTGACGAGCAAGCAACGAAGTCCACACCGTTTCGTCCCACTTGACGAGCGTGGCACTAATGACGGCCGTGGTGTTCGTGACCACCATTTCCTCGGGAGCCGCGCCCGAAGCAACGGTCTTGATCTCGTGGATGTTGTCCGTGAACGTCATCTGCGGAAGGTTGTCGTTGTCGGTATAACCGAGGATCGACGTAGTGCCGCCAATGTTGACGGAAATCGTGGTTGGGCCGGAAACGTAGATTGAGGTCGCCATCAGCTCTTTCCTTTCAGGATACGGGCAAGACCTAGTCTAATCGACTTACCGATTTCGCCCCATTCATCGTTGGTTGGAATCATAAACGGCCGCTTTGGCACGGTCACGCCATTCCATGCCATCGTGAAATCCTTGCCGCGCACAAGACCCTCCTCGGTCGGATTGCTTCCAGTCGCGTGCTTCTTTTTGGCCTTCTTGGTCAGCGGGATGAAATTTGGCTTGTGCGTCTCAAATCCGAGCTCGTGAAAGATCGCGTGCAGCGGGCCGTACATGATGATGGAAACGCCGTTGCCGCCCGTGCGGCCTTTGGCGTTTACATGGCTCATCATGTCTCCGGTATCCCGCAAGGGTTTGCCCCCGGTGCGGTAGGACTCGCCCTGCACGAGATATTCCCGCTTCTTGGTCGGCTTGGAAACCGTCTTGCCATTGGCAAGTTTCCGATGCCGCATCACCACCACCTCGCGCGTGGCCTTGACGGTCGCGCCTTCGCGCGGCTTCTTTGTGGTCCAGTATTCGCCCTTGACCGCCGCAAGCGGCTCCAAAGCCGTTTCCCGCCCATCCTCGCCTCGTCCCTTGCTGTAGGCGATGTGTTCCTTCGCGTACCGCCCGACGAGGTTGGCGATGCCGTTGACCACCGCCGGATCACGCAGGGCCTTTGCGACTCGCTTGCCCCAGTCGCTTGCCATCATCCACCCCGGTAGATGTTGTTGGCGCGCGGCTTGAAGAACGCGCTGCTGCTCATGTTGTTGTACCAGGCGAGGTTGTTGATCGGCACCACGGCCACCTCGGCCACGCCGGCATCCGCCGCCTTTGAAACCGCCCCGAAGATCATCTTGCCGTCCCGCAGGGCCTCGAGCATGGCACGCGCCTGAGTCACGCGCGCCTCCACCGCCGGCGTGATCTTCATGGCGCGCCGCTGAAACAGCATTTCCGTGGCGATATCCACGGTCAGCATAATCAGAAGCCCATCGTTGTTCGTCGCAAGCGTGTTCAGATCGGCATCGGTGTAGATGTTACCGACACGCGCATAGGCCTGCACCACGCTGCTCGCGCGCTGAAGGATGGTATCCGCAAGGCAATTCGCGCCGGGGTTGTTCGCACCCGTGTCGCTCGTGAGCTGCGCGATGATGTTGGCATCAAGCGCGGCCTGCATTTCGGAGAAGCTTGCATACTGCGGCATTCAGGCCTCCTAGCAACATGGGGGGCAGGGGCCGAAGCCGCCCGCCCCCCATGCCTTGAGGGAGTTGCGATTACGCGCCCACGTTGTTGCAGTAAACGCCCGCCATCGGAGCGACAACGGCTGCAACGCTGTTGTCGATCACGCGGCCTTCGATGCGGCGGTTGTGCGGATCGTCCCAGTTCTCCACGGTCATGTCCTCGAAAGCGAAGATTTGAACCGTGCTGAACGAGGTCGCGCCTTCAACGCCGACCAAGCCACCCGGACGCGACAGGAAGGCAACCTGGCCATCGCCCCAGATGTAGGAGCGAGTTTCCGAACGGTTCGAGTTGTTCGCGCCGGACGGAATCACCTTCCGCGTGGTCACCTGCACCGAGTCATCGACCACCACGCGCGCGCCAAACAGGTACGGAGGCAGGCCGTACTTGCTAAACACATCCGAACCCTGAAGGAACGGAAGCGCGGCGGGGTAGTTCTTGACGTAGTTAGTAACTTCGCCAGCCGACGAAATCTTGTTGGCGGTCGCGGGAGACATCACCATACAGACATCTTCCGGACGAACTGCACCTGCGGTCGCAAGCGCAATGACGCGGAAAGATTCCTGCACAGCCTTCTGAATGATGTTGGTCGTGCTCGTGTACCAAGAAGCACCACCGGTGAACGCGCTGCCGTTCGCGTAATAGCCACCGTACGAATAGAACGGGCTATTCGTGGTGGTCTGCGTCAGCAGCGCAGCGGCGCGAGCCGTGCGGGCCGTCATGGCGAGCTGAGCCTTGCTGCGAGCGTGAGCCGCAACAACGTCCCAAGCCGCCTGCTTCACCGTCTCGTTCGGGATGTAGAACGGGAACGCGTAACGCTGCGTCTGATA